CTATCTTTAAAGAAGGTCGTTCGGAAGTTAGCTTTGGCAAAGGTAATAATTAATCTCAATTAGGAGTATTTTATGGCATACCCAACAGTATCAGCGCCTTATGGCCTGCAAGCCAGAAACGAGATTGGTGGTCTACCATATGCAGGATCAACTCGTATGATCCCTATTGCAGCTGGTTACGCAACTAACTTGTTTTATGGCGATATCGTCCAGTTATCTGGCGGTACAGCAGTAGCGAATAGCTACACAGCAGCAACATCCCCGACCACTCCTATCGCAGGCACCATTGGTGTTTTCGTAGGTTGTGAATATACTCAACCCGTTACAAATCAAAAACAACGTGCTCAATACTGGCCTGCCGGCACAGTAGCTCAAGACGCTGTTGCGTATGTAATCGATGACCCACGTGTAGTTTATAAAGCCGCTATGGGTTCACAAGCTACTTCTACATTGTCTAATACCTCTTCTGGTATGGGCTATGCAAACCCAGCTTTCATCGGTACTAACGTTTACCCATTGTCAGGCACTGCAGGTTCCACCACTACTGGTGATTCCGCTTTATCAGTTTCTGGTGGTGTTGTAACTAACGGTACAGGTAATACTCGTGTAACAGCTGCAGCACCTTTCCGTGTTGTAGGCGTGGTTACTGATACTGCTGTTGCTGTCACTCAAACTGCTTCTACTTCTGGTTCAAGCACAACATTGACATTAACTGCAGCTAACAGTGGCATCCAAGCTGGTATGCAAATCAGTTCACCAAGCGGTACTGGTGGATATAGTGGTAACTACATTACTGTAACAAACGTAAATAGCACGACTGTAACATTGTCTTCTGCTGTAACTATTGCGTCTGGTACACAAGTTACTTTTGTCGGATATCCTGAAGTATTGGTAACTTGGAACGGAAATTTCCATAGCTACAACAATACTACTGGCGTTTAATTAGGAGCTACTAAATGGCTATTTCTCGTGCACAACTATTAAAAGAGCTCTTACCCGGATTAAATGCTTTATTCGGACTTGAGTACGCTCGCTACGGCGAAGAACATAAAGAAATCTACGAAACTGAGACTTCTGAGCGTTCTTTTGAAGAAGAAACAAAACTGTCAGGCTTTTCTGCTGCACCAGTCAAAAACGAAGGCCAAGCCATCAGTTATGACAATGCGCAAGAAGCATGGACAGCTCGCTACAACCATGAAACTATTGCCCTTGGCTTTAGCTTGACTGAAGAAGCAATCGAAGATAACCTCTACGATTCTTTATCTGCTCGCTACACTAAGGCTTTGGCTCGTGCTATGGCATACACTAAGCAAGTTAAAGCTGCTGCAGTTTTGAACAACGGTTTCAACCAAACTTATGTTGGTGGTGACGGTACTTCTTTGTTCTCTACTTCACATACTTTGGTTGCTGGTGGTTCAAATAGCAACACTCCATCTACTCCATCTGACTTGAATGAGACTTCTTTGGAAGCCGCAGTTATTCAAATCGCTGCTTGGACTGATGAGCGTGGCTTGTTGATCGCTGCTAAACCTAAGAAATTGATCGTTCCACCTGCACTCCAGTTCGTTGCTACTCGTTTACTCGAGACAGAATTGCGTGTTGGTACAACCGACAATGACATCAATGCTATTAAGAACAANGGCTCAATCCCAGAAGGTTACACAATTAACCATTTCTTGACTGACNCNAACGGTTGGTATTTGACAACTGANGTTCCTAACGGCATGAAGCACTTTGTACGTGTGCCACTCCAGAACTCTATGGACGGCGACTTCGATACAGGTAACGTACGTTACAAGTCTCGTGAGCGTTATTCATTTGGCTGGTCTGATCCACTCGGAATGTTTGGCTCTCCGGGCGCAAACTAAGAAAAGGGGACTTCGGTCCCCTTTTTTGTTGCATTTAATTTTATTTGTAGTAATATCGAAGAAACCGGGATTAACCGGCTTATTAGACCGTCCCGGCGGGCGCATACAAGACTAATGAGCTTTTACTCTGTATGGAGAAATATTATGGGATTTGCTACACATTTAGGCCCTTGGCTATTGGGCACTGTTAAAAATACTACTGGCACTACTGCTGGCACAATTCGCAATTTGGGTGCTACTCAAGTTGCCCAAGAAGCTACTATTGCTTATCCTGCTACTACTGGTACAGCTTTTGTCTTACCAGCTGGCGCTTTAATTGTAGACGCACTGTTTTATACAACTACTACCTTCGCTACTTCTGGCACTTGTAAACTTACAATTGGTTCTACAGACATTACTGGCGCTTTAAACGTTGCTACTGTTGGTGTGGCTACATTTGTACCTTCTACTGCTGGCGTACCTTTGTATTTAAACGTTGGTACTACTGACGCTATTGTTACTTTTACCGCTGCTTATGGTGCCACTTCCGGTGCTGGAACTGCCGTTATTCGTTACGTAGTTCAAGGTTCTGACGGCGCTGCTAACCCAAGCCAAGTCTAATTAATCTTCGGGGGTAGCACAAACCCTACCTCCTTTTTAACTTTAGGAGATTAATTATGACAATGCAATATGACGTAAAGTCGGCTTATGCAACGGCTTCAGGAGTACTAGTGGATGGGCGTACTAGATTAAAGCAGATTATGTATATTGGTAACGGCACTCCCGGCACTATTATTATTTATGATAATGCTTCTGCTGCCTCTGGCGATATTCTTTGGCGGTTTATTAGTGGCACTGCCGTTCAGCCATTCCAAGTATTGATCCCCGGTGAAGGTATTTTAGCTAGAAATGGTATTTATGTGACTATTACAAACCAAAATGCTATATCCATCATTTATGGCTAAGAAAACCCCGCCTCTCGCAGTTGGGCGTGGTGAGAAACTTCCAGTCTCGAAAGGGGCTGGTATCACAGCTAAAGGCCGGGCTATTTATAATAAGGCTACAGGTAGTAATTTAAAGGCTCCACAGCCTGAAGGTGGGGCTAGGAAGAAGTCATTCTGTGCTCGTATGTCTGGTATGCCCGGACCAATGAAAGACGAAAATGGCAAACCTACTCGCAAGGCTGCTAGTTTAAAACGCTGGAAATGCTCATGACTTTAGATGACCAAACAAAACTAGAGCTAATACAGCTCGTTAAATCTGCAGTTATTGAAGCAGTTGAGGCTCACCCTTTAAGCCCTGATGAAGTACATTGGGTTCGTATGGCAATACAAGCTGAAGCTGAACGTGCTGATTTACGTAAAGCTATTATTGAAAAGTCTTTAGCTGGTTTAGCATGGATGGCTTTATCCGGTATAGGCGTTTGGGCTATTGGATTTTTTACGGACCACTGGAAATAAAATGCCTAGTACCTCTAAAAAGCAACATAATTTAATGGAAGCAGTGGCTCATAGCCCATCCTTTGCTAAGAAGGTTGGTATTAAACAGTCAGTTGGAAAAGACTTTGCTGATGCTGATAAAGGGCGTAAGTTCGGGGTAGGTGGTGGAGTTGGTATTGTTCATGGTGGTAAAGGACAAGTTAATAAGCAAACTACCCGTGCAGGTAGTATTTACGGGCAACAAAAAGAAGTTCCCAACATCAATTTAAACAAGTATATTGGTCACAAAGAAGGTGGAAAAATGGCAATCAGCAAATTATTTAAAGGTAAGGAAACTTACAAAGAAGAGTTAGACGAAGCAAAAGCAATTAAGTCTGGCAAAATTACCCCCCAGCAATATGCAAAGGGTGAAAAATCCGAAGGTCACGCAAAAGGTGGGGTTATGAAAGAATCTATGGGTCCAAAAACTATGTCTAAAGATGTAGAAGCCGGTTCAAACAAACTAACTAAATTTGGTCAAAGCGCTGTACAAAAGCGTGGTATGACTAAAGGTACTAACCTAGGCGATTCTGGCCCAACAGCTAAGATTCAAGGTGGTATGAAGTGTGGTGGTAAAGTTAAAAAGATGGCTTCTGGTGGTTCTGCATCTAGTCGTGGTGATGGTATTGCTTCTAAAGGCAAGACCAAAGGGACAATGTGCTAAATGAGGCCTAGTCGAGGTATGGGTGATATTAACCCTTCTAAGATGCCAAAGCCTGTTAAAAAGGCCCGTAGGGATAATACTGACTTTACCCAGTACAAAAAAGGCGGTAAAGTTGCGCCTGCTAAAACAGCAAGGAAAAAATAATGAATTTCGCTATTAGTTGGGTATTAGGGTTGTTTAAAAAGCCACAAGTTGAAGTTACTTTTAAACCTGAAGCAGCAGCTTGGCCTTTTCCTGTTCCTAAAGAAAAACCTAAACCACGAGTAAGAAAAACTAGACCGCTTCCGTCCAAAGCAACGGTTGCTAAAGCTGCCGCTAAAAAAGCTACTAAAGTTGCTAAAAAGGCTAAGAAATGAGTACTTCTGGCGTAACCACGTTTAACCTAGATATGGGCGACCTTATTGAGGAAGCCTTTGAGCGTTGTGGTACGCAAGTACGTACGGGTTATGAGTTTAGAACTGCCCGTCGTAGCGTTAATATGATGACTATTGAGTGGGCAAACCGGGGTATTAACCTATGGACTATTGAGCAGGGTCAGATTCCTGTAAATATCAATGCTGGTCAGATTAGCTACCCAATCCCAGTTGATACAATTGATTTCTATGACCAAGTAACTCGGACGGGTACAGGCCAAAATCAAGTCGATATTAACTTAACTCGCATCTCAGGTGATGATTACCTCACCATACCCACTAAAAACGCTCAGGGACGCCCTATTCAAGTTTGGATAGATAGACAGTCAGGTAACGTTGATGCGACTGCTACAACCACTTTAGCTGCGGATGCAAGCCCAACTGCGACTACGCTAACAGTAACTTCTGCAGCTAGCCTACGCACTCAAGGATATATTAATATTGGTAGCGAAACTATCTTATATCAAAACATTGGACCGGATTCCAATGGGGTTTACAACCAGCTACTAAATTGCTACCGTGGCGTAAATAATACTGTTGCAGCACAACATTACTCTACAGATCCAATCTATGTTAACTACCTGCCAAATATCAATATCTGGCCTACAGGTGTACCCGGGCAACAATACACAATCGTTTACTGGCGCATGCGCCGTATCCAAGATGCCGGTACAGGTATAACTACACAAGATATCCCATTCCGTTTTATTCCAGCTATGGCTGCAGGATTGGCGTTTTATATGTCACAAAAAGTTGTTGGAATGGACCTTACACGGGTTCCATTTTTAAAAAGCGAATATGAGGAACAATTTAAGTTAGCTGCGGACGAAGATCGGGATAAAGCCCCCCTTCGGTTTGTACCACGTAATATGTACTATTCTAGGTAATCATGCCAAGTAAGTTCTCATCAGGTAAATATGCTATTGCCGAGTGTGACCGCTGTGACCAACGGTATATGCTGAAAGAACTTCGTATTCAGACATTGAAAACAAAGCCATATCGGGTTAAAGTATGTAAGACTTGTTGGGACCCAGATCAGCCGCAGTTGCAGTTAGGTATGTTCCCTGTTAACGACCCACAGGCTGTACGTGAACCTCGTCCTGACGTATCATATAACGCAGGGGGTAATACAGGGCTTTATACTTCTCAAACGGCTAGTAATAGCACTGCCAATGCTGGGTATCCTAGTGATGGTAGTAGGCAGATTCAGTGGGGGTGGGCCCCTGTAGGTGGCGCAAGTAGCTTTGATACTGTTTTAACTCCTAATGCTTTAGTAGCTATAGGGCAAACAGGAACCGTAACTGTAACAACAACTTAGGAGTTTATTATGTCATACAAAAAAGGCGCTGATGGAGTTACCCAACGTGGTAAAACTGTAGGCAAAAATTTAGGCGATTCTGGCCCAACAGTGGCTATTCAATCTGGTAAAGGTAAAAAAGGCGCAAGCACTGTTACTTCTGCTTCTATGAAAGCTGTTGGTCGTAACATGGCTCGTGCAAATAACCAAAGAGGTCGTTAATCATGACTGTCGAGAAAAAAGTTAAAGTAACCCCAGCGGGTAAATATCCACTAGGTAAAAACCCCGATAATAAATCTGCCGATTTTTACAGTGGTTTTAATTACCCTACAGGTGGTGGCAATGATATTGGTGTGTATAAGCAGCCAATGAGCGTTTCTGTAGATAGTGAAGTTACTAGCCGTGATTTTACTAACAAGAAGTCTGCATATGACATCAGTGTTAGAGATCCAGCTATGACTGTAAGTGTAGGTTATGACGATGCTATTGATGCTCGTGGCAAGGGTGTAATGCGTGGTTATGGTGCTGCTACTAAAGGCACAAAAATTAGCGGGAAAATGGGCTAATGAATTACGAATTGTTATACAACACGATCCAAGCCTACGCAGAGAACACTGAACAGCTGTTCGTAGCAAACATTCCTGTATTCGTACAGGAAGCTGAAGAACGTATATATAACTCAGTTCAAATCCCAGCATTACGTAAAAACGTTACTGGAACGATAACAGCTGGTAATCAGTATATTTCTCTTCCAGATGATTGGCTTTCTAATTACTCAATCGCTGTTGTTGATGCAACTAATAACTACAACTTTTTGATTAATAAGGATGTCAATTACTTACGTGAAGCCTATCCTACTGTAGTAACAACTGGAAATGCTTATCAAGGAACCCCACAAGGAGTACCTAAATATTACGCATTATTTGGACCACAGTACAATAATGTTAACGAAATGTCGTTAATGGTAGCCCCAACCCCTAGTGATAATTACACAGTAGAGATGCACTACTACTACTATCCACCGACTATTGTTCAAGGTTTAATCACTGGATTAGCCCTGACCTTTACTTCTGGCTCGCTATATACCAATGGTGTATATCAAAACGTGCCATTAACCGGTGGTTCTGGAATTGGTGCTACAGCTGATATTGTGATTACAGGCCAGACAGTAGTAAGTGTTACTCTCCAGTTTGGTGGCAATTTCTATGTTGCTGGTGATCTTTTATCGTGTTCATCTCTTGGCCTTACTGGATCAGGATTTCAAATTGGCGTTCGTTCTATCAGTAGCTCAACAGGAACTAGCTGGTTAGGCGATAACTATGACCCAGTTTTGTTTTACGGCGCTATGCGTGAGGCAGTCATCTTTATGAAAGGTGAGGCTGATATGGTTGGATACTACGAAAAGATGTATCAAGAGGCTCTTGTACAGCTTAAACGTCTTGGCGATGGTCTTGAGCGGGGAGACAGTTATAGGGACGGTCAGACCAAGCTGGCGGTTAGATCATGAGAACCTGTTGCACCTGTAAAATAGCTAAAGAAATATCAGAATTTCATTCTGGGGCGAAGCGTTGCAAACCATGTGCTAATATTGCAGCTAAAAATAGCTATATTAAAAACAAAGAAAAAATAAATTTGGAAGCTAAAGACCCAGCTAGTAAAGCGCATACTAATGCTTTACGTAGGGCGAGATATGCAAAAAATCCTAGCGTTATAGATGCACGTAATAAAGCTTGGAAAAATAAAAATTCAGAAAAAGTAGCGTTATCAATTAGTAATTGGCAAAAGAAAAATCCGGAAAAATGCTGTAATAATACTAAAAAATGGGTGCAGGCGAATAAAGGTATTGTAAATGCAAGAACACGGGCCTATCAACTAGCTAAAATAAATAGAACCCCAGCATGGCTTACGGTTATTGATTATGAACGCATCCAAAACGAGTATAAATTGGCTGAAATTCTTAGAAAAGTAACAAACCAACAGTGGCATGTCGACCATATAATTCCGCTTCAAGGTAAAATAGTATCTGGCTTACACGTACCCTCTAATTTACGAGTAGTTGTAGCCAAAGAAAATATAACTAAAAGTAATAAATTTGAGGTTACTTTATGATTCAGCAAGGGCAATGTACCATATTCAAATTAAACCTTTTAAAGGCTTTAGAGAATTTTGCGGCAGGAACTACTCAAAGTTATAAAATTGCTCTTTATACAGGTTTAGCCGATTTAAGCCCATCTACTACCATTTACACTACAACTAATGAAGTAGTAGGAACTGGGTATACCGCTGGTGGTCAAGTATTGACTATTATCCCCCCCAATTCAAACACTACAGCGCAAACGGCATATGTTTCATTTTTACCTGCTATTTGGACTGGTTCTAGCTTTACTACTAGAGGTGCGCTAATATACAATAGTAATACTGGGGCTGCAGTTTGTGTGTTAAATTTTGGTAGCGACAAAGTAACAACCAGCACGTTTACAATTACATTTCCAACGGCGGATGCAACAAACGCCATTTTAAGAATTAGTTAGGAGCAATTATGAGCAATATTGATAAAGCAAAAATTGGCGATTCTGTTGATGCAACAGTTACCCGTAATGCAGGACAACAAGATAACGTAGTAGCTTCTGGCGTATATAGCGCTGAATGCTACGCAGCAGATGGTTCTTTAAAATGGTCTGATACATTCCACAACCTAACTACTAACGTAGGTCGTCAAGATTTACTGCAAAAGTATTTCATTACTAATGCAGGGGCAGGCGCAGTTGTTATGGGTTTAAAAGGCACAGGCACTGCCGTTGTTGCTGATACTCAGGCATCACACTCTAGCTGGCTAGAAGTTGGTGCAACAAATGCTCCTACTTACTCTGGTACACGCAAGACCCCAACATTTACTACAGTTACCACGGCTAACCCAGCAGTATTGGCTACGGCTACTGCAGTTGTGTTTACGATGACTGGTTCAGGCACTGTTGCTGGCGCATTTATTAACGTTGGTGGATCTGCTACTATTGATAACACTACAGGCGTGTTGTTTAGTGCTGGTGACTTTACTGCTGGCTCAAAAACAGTTACTTCTGGTGATACTATTAACGTAACTTACACGCTCTCAGCTTCTTAATTTAGGGGCCTATTATGGCGATTATTGTAGGGGATAGGGTCCTTGAGACCTCAACCACGTCTGGTACTGGAACGCTTACTTTAGCTGGAGCAGGTACTGGCTATCAGTCGTTTACTGTTGGCATTGGTGTTGGTAATCAAACTTACTACACCATTTTTGACCCTACGGCTAATACTTGGGAAGTAGGTATTGGTACTTTGTTGACTGGTACAACTCTATCTCGTACAACGGTTTTCTCCAACTCATCTGGCACAACTGCGCTAATTAGCTTTGCGGCTAACTCTAAGAACGTCTTTTGTACTTCTCCTGCATCTAAGTATGTAGACCAGTCCGATGTCGGCATAGCCCCTAACCAAATCCCACTAAACCAATATCTTGGTAGCATGGCTTATCAAGACAATAACGGTATTCAAATTTCAGGTGGTACATCTTCTAATTTACAGAACTTAGCAAACTTGTTTGTAGCGCAACCAACTCCATCTGCAATAAATGCTTCTGCTACGCTAACTGTAGCTCAATTACTCACTATAATTATTACCACTAATAGCGTAACAGCAGTAGCTTTTACTTTACCTACTGGCACATTAACTGATGCTGGTATTTTAGGGGGTCTGCTTTTAGTTAATCAATCTTTTGATTGGACTATTATAAATACGGGTTCGGCAGTAGGAATTGTTACTGTTTCTGGCGGGACAGCAAATACGCTTGTAGGGTCTGGAGTTCTTGCTATTACTACTTCAGCCACCTTTAGAACAGTAAAAACCGCCACCAACACTTTTATTACATATAGGATTGCATAATGACAATCTCAAATAACTATCCAACTGTTCACCCATCTTTATTATTAGATTTTGCTAACAGTAAAGCACTAGACCCTCGTATTAGTTTTATTCGCTCAACAACGGCTACTTACTACGATGGAGTAACCCAAGCATTAGCAGAGCAGAATCTGTTATTGCAAAGTAATAGTTTTAGTACAAGTCCGTGGGCGGCTACAACTGCAACTTTGGCTGGTAGTGTATCCGACCCTTTTGGCGGTACAACAGCGTTTTCTATGACAGCTACAGCGGGAAATGCAACTTTATATCAGTCTTATACAGCCACAGGATTAGTTCAATCTTTTAGTATATATATTCAAAGGGTTACTGGTACTGGGACAATCAATATTACTGCCAATGGTGCAACTGGTTTAACTGCTCAAACTATTAGTGGCACTTGGACAAGATATACAGTAACGGCTACTCCTTCTGCTGGAGCAGTTAGTATTGGTATTCAATTAGTCACCAGCGGAGATGCTGTAAATATTTACGGAGCGGTTTTAGAAGAAAGAGCTACACCTATTCCTTACCAGCCTAATTACCAAACAACCACAACAGCACCAATCTCCAACTACATCCCCAAGTTACTCACAGCGGCAATTAACCAACCCCGTTTTGATTTTGACCCAGTAACAGGGTTAAGTAAAGGATTGTTAATTGAAAGAGGTTTTACAAACGTCATTACTTATTCGCAAGACTTTACACAATCTATATATACTAAAACTAATATAACTGCGGCAAATGCACAAAATATTGCCCCCGATGGAACTTTAAATGCAAATACTTTAACTGAAACAACAGCTACTGGATACCACCAATTTTCCTTAACGCAAATTACATATAGCCAATCTTTTTTCTTTAAACCCAATGGTAGGAACTTTGTTTCATTTAGTAGTACAAGTAACCCAACGGCTAATAATTACCAAATATTTAATTTATCTACAGGTGCATTAGGNGCTGGNGCAGGGTTTAGAACAGATGTGCCNCCTCAAATTTATGCTGTGGGCAATGGCTGGTATCGTTGTTTTGTNGTTAATCAANCAGCCACTTTGTATGTTTCATTTTCTAATGACGGAACAACTTGGTCTTATACGGGTGATGGATACTCAGGAGTTTATGTTTGGGGNGCTCAATCAGACCAACAAGGCTCTTTACATTCTTATATACCTACAAATGGTGTAACAGTAACTAGTGGGTCTGATACGGTTACGATGACAGGGACAAACTTTAGCTCTTGGTTTAATAACGGGCAAGGTACTTTTTATGCCGAACAATATAATCAGGGTGGATTTTTTGACTCTTTTGCGAATATTCTTTTTGTAGATGATGGGGTTAATAGTTTTACTAATACTTTACAATTAAAAAAGGGCGCACCATCAAGCCCATACATTGTTGCGGCTATTACCAATAGTACAACATCTGTATATTCTCAAACACTACTTACCACAGGAGCTTTTGTTCCATCATATTCTCAATCTGACCCTGCATCAACTATAGTTAAAGTAGCTTTGTCCTACTCTAATACTTCGACAAGTGGAAAAGCGAATAGTGCTACGGCTTTAACAACTACACCAACAGCAATCCCACCAACAATGAGTAGATTATCTATTGGAAATGCTGCGGGTAATAACTTATTTGGGAACGGGTATGCCCCACTATATGGATGGATGAAAAAACTCGCTTACTACCCAGTTCAAACTACAGTAGCTCAAATTACTGGCTTAACTTCTTCATAAGGAAATACTATGTTTACTGATTTCTATTTAACCTTCCCTGATGAAGCAACTGCTAATTCAGTTCTTTCTACAACCTATGAGATTACTCCAGAGACAGTAGAACCTGATGGCACAATAATCCCAGCAGTAACAGGACAGTATCAGAACTACCTTAATATCAGCACTCTTGGTATTGTGTATCATTTACCTTTAACCGACCCACCTGTGCCTTACGCTGGATGGGGTGTCAATGTGCGTTGTTTAGATAATGAAGATGCTAGTGCGTTACAGCCTTACGCTATTGAAATAACAAACCCACAGAGAATTTGGGCAGGTTAAATGCTAGGTTTTCAGGGTTTCTCGGTACTGCCTTTTTCAACGGTAACCCCGTTTACAGCTACTGTACGCCCTGTTGATTCTGCTGATACCCTAACAACTTCTGATGTTTATGCAATTACTAGAACTGACTGGGGCCCAACTCAAGCGGAGACTTTAACGCTTTTAGATAACCCAGTTGGTATTGCCACAATGTACGGCACGATGACTGAAACTATTACGCTATCAGATGTATTTGATGCTTTCAAAGCTCAATTTGCTAATATTACAGAAACAATAACCCTTGCAGAAGTATTTAGTTCGCAAGTAGCATTTAACCCAGCAGTTGCAGAGATCTTAGCTTTATTAGACGCACAGGCAGCGCAAGTAGCCTTTAGCCCGACCAACGCTGAAACAGTTACGCTAACAGCTACCCAAGACGCCTATCGTGGGTTCTTTGTATCAAGGGCAGAAGCCATAACCGTAGTAGATTCTCAAGCTGGTCTGGCTGGGTTTAACCCGACAGTAGCCGAAACCCTTATCTTTACTACTATTGAAGGTGTACAGGTAGCGTTTAACCCAACAACGGCGGAAGCGTTTGTGCTTATAGACTCCCAAGTTGGGCGTGGCTGGTTTAGAATTGTAGATATCCAAGCTACAAACTGGGTCTTAGTCAACAACACCCAGATTTAATAAAAGGATTCATTATGGCAAGTACCTACTCAACTAGTTTAAAGTTTCAAGAAATCGGCAGCGGTGAGCAGTCGGGTGTTTGGGGCTCAACAACTAATACTAACTTGACCCTTATTGAACAGGCTATAGCAGGGGTTCAAACCATTACGATGGCTAACTCAAACTATACGTTAACAAATTTAAACGGGGTTTATTGTGAATCCCGTAACATGGTTTTAGTGCTATCTGGTACAAACTCTGCTGTTTACCAAGTTGTAGCCCCATTAGTTTCTAAGTTTTATGTTGTATCTAACCAGACTGTTGGTGGCTACGCAGTTACTATTGGTGGTGCAACTGGTTCAATTGTGGCTATTCCTAATGGCACAGTAGGTCAAGTCTATTGCGATGGTACAAACTTCTATTCTGCCCAGACAGGTTCTGCTGGTAACTTTAATGTCAATGGAACACTGACTGCTGGCTCTATTGTCGATACTGGCCCAATCTCAGCTACAACAATAACTGCCTCTACTCAGTTTAATGGTCCTGCAACCGGTCTTACTGGAACTGCGGCAGCTTTAACTGCCGGTAATGCTACTACAGCAGCTACAGCAAATGCTTTAAATACAGGAAACGGCTATACCATAGCAGGATTAACTGTTACTGGAACAGGTGTTTTTGTATCGCCAAATTCTGGTTCAACTGGCGGTGTTCAAATTAAGCAAAATGCTGGTGGTGGTAGTGTTTACCTTCAATTTGTAAACAATGCTGGAAACGCAGAATTTGCAGATATTTCTGCTTCATCTTCTGGTGTAGTAAACGTTACGGCAGCGGGAGGATTAACTTGTTCAGCTAACTTTACTGCCGCTGGCAACGTAACAGCTTATTCAGATGAACGGCTTAAAAGGAATTGGGCTGGATTAGATGCTAACTTTATTGAGCGTCTTGCTCAAGTTAAAAGTGGTACGTATGAGCGAATTGATAACGGTAATAAACAAGTTGGTGTATCTGCGCAATCCCTACAAACCCTTATGCCAGAAGCAGTTATGACTAACGCTGAAGGTGTACTATCAGTAGCTTATGGTAACGCAGCTATGGCAGCAGTTGTAGAATTAGCAAAAGAACTAGTAGCGTTAAAAGCAGAAATTAAACAGCTCAAAGGAGAATAACTTGCTATTTGAAATACACGCAGAGAAAAATGCGCTAGACAAAAAAGTATTTCTATACGATAACGAAACGAACGTTTTGAAGGGTGAGGACGGGAATGTGTTTAAGTTCCCTGAGATGCAAGAATCCCAAAACTTTCTGCCCGCTACAACATTTAGCAAAGATATTCCCCTTAAAAAGTCTACAAAAATCGGTTTGCTTAAGATTCAGTTAGGTCTTGGGTGTAACTACACTTGCGACTATTGTTCGCAAAAGTTTGTAGAACGTGCCGATTCTACAACGCACAAAGATATTGAAAGTTTTTTAGCCAAACTCGACAACTTAGAGTTCTCAGAAAAAATGGGGCTTAAAGTTGAGTTTTGGGGTGGTGAGCCGTTGGTTTACTGGAAAACCCTAAAGCCTTTGGCAGAAGCACTCAAAGAACGCTTTGCTGATTGGAAGACTCCACCACGTTTTTCCATGATTACAAATGGGTCGATTCTAACGGAAGACATCATTGACTGGCTTATGATGATGGACTTTAGTGTTTCTATTAGCCATGATGGCCCCGGACAGTCGGTTAGAGGCCCAGACCCATTTGATGACCCTGCTAAGAAAGAGTTAATCCTAGGGTTCTATCGCATGATGACCCGCCTCAAAAAGGGTATTAGTTTCAACTCAATGCTGTCTAAGAATAACCAGAGTCGTAAGGCTATCCATGAATGGTTTATAAACCTGACAGGTAACGAGAATATTGTGCTGGGTGAAGGCACTTTGGTTGATGCGTACGACGAAGACGGTATTACGAATTCTTTAATTACGCACCAAGACCATTTTAACTTCCGCCGTAATACGTTCAAAGAAATCTACGCTAATGACGGTTATATTGGTTTTCAAGCCATAATCGACAAGATTGATAACTTTACCCGTGCTATTTTATCGCAGACCCCTGCTAAATACTTAGGTCAGAAGTGCGGTATGGATAATGAACATGTACTAGCCGTGGACTTAAAAGGTAACGTAATTACTTGTCAAAATGTTAGTGCAGCCGAAACTAGCAAAAATGGTGAACCACACTTATCAGGGAGTTTAGACGACTATGCCAATGTTTCTATTACTACTTCTACTCACTGGAGCAATCGTCGTGACTGTGCAAGTTGCCCCGTTCTGCATCTATGCAAAGGCGCTTGTATGTTCCTTGACAACAAGTTTTGGGATATATCCTGTTCAAATGCTTACTCTGATAACGTAGCTTTGTTTGCTGCGTCCATTTATAAAATGACAGGATATATACCTACTTTGATTAAGGGCGACGGTTTACCAGCTGAGCGCCAAGACATTTTTGGTACGATTTTGGAACATAAAGAGAAACCAGTTATGCGGACTATTCCAATTAAAGTGGTTAGTGAACTAACAGAAAGCGTAGACGATATACAAGTTTATGGGAAGGCAAGGGTGACAGCATGACAACTCCAGTATCAGGACCAATTGGAATTAGCGATATTAGTGTTGCTATTGGGCAAGCGGCAACTTTTACAGATAACTTAGCATTTTTAAATGGTTTGCTTTTAACCCCAGCGTCACCAGCTAACTTAAGCGCATTCTATAGCAAAGCCTATTTCCAAAATACTACACAGGGTAACTGTGATAACGGTAACTGCGCATATAACTGCAACTGTGGAAACATTCAGTGTACTAACTGCACTAACTGCGATACTATTAACTGTGCAAACTGCCAGCCTCAATCTTATTTACAGGCTAACTGTAACTGCGCTTGTACTTATAACTGCTCTATTAACCCGATTTCTTATAATTGTAATTGCGCTTGTAACTGCTCTAAAATTATCTGCACAAAACTCTATGAAATTGGCATGATGCCTTATGACATCTTTGTGGCTGACCAAGAGTATGGGGAATGGCTCAAGGCTAATGACCGTATTGTTTACCGTGGTTATATTAAATGGGCACGTAACGTAACGGCATGGATTGATGGTGGTGGTCCAGACTTTATGATTTGGATACAAGACGAAATGTTGCGCAAACAAAAGCAAAAAGAAGCCGCTACAAAGTGGGCGTATAAGATTGCTACTCCATGGTCTAGGCATATGGCATATCTAATGTGTGCTGTTAAAACTGATAATGAGATGGGTCGGGTGATTATGAATATCGGTCGTCCAATTTGTAAGCTAGTATTCTGGCTACCTAAAAAACGTGTTGTCCCAGACTTTGTGGCTACATGGACTATGTGGGCATTATTCTTCTTTAGTTACTACACTGCTACAGCAGTTGTATCTGTTAAAAAATTTAATTTTGGAGGGGTAAAAAAATGGATGAAAGTTTAAATCAAGACCCAAACATTGTTCTTGACCCACCTGTTGTAAGCGTCCAAAAGCCACTTCCAGAGCCAATGACTTATGTAAATGTGGAACCAGAAGAAGTAGAGAAGTATCGCCAGCTAGTAGTGCATTACTTTGATAATCAGATGAACTATGACATCATGAGGCTGGAGGGGGAAGATAAAGATCGCATGTTCCAAATGTTGACTGATTATGCTGATATTCTGGAAAAAATATTTCATGATGGTATTCCAATCCTAGAACATATCCAAGATAAACGTTGGGCTGCAGCTAATAAAAACCCCCATACCGGCATTAACTGGGAGTATAGTTGCCCAATTATTCGTGAGTATGAAATATGGAAAGCCCGCCGTGTTCAGAATACTGAAGAACCCGTTCAAGAATCTTGAGTATACCCAAGGGGGTCAGCAGATCTCCTACGGTGACGTCATTACGTATTACGATGCCCAGTTAGCAGGGGAAGACGTTTTTTGCACTATACCTGAACGTTACCGCAAGGACTTTCATGTAGCGCTGTTAAAGATTTCTGGTGCTGTTCCACCTCATACAGATAGCGAAATAATTACGTCTATTAACTTCTATGTAAAACCGGGTAAGTATAGAACTACGTTTTATACCCCTGAGCCAAGAGCAGTAAAACGGCAAATTGAAAACCAGACTACTGGGTATATATTCCAAAAGCATGAATTAGCTAATCGAGGTTCTTTTATTGCTAATCCCGGCGATGCTTATCTTCTTGCAGTAGACAAGGTTCATGATGTAGAACCGCTTAATGAGTTAGAAGAACGAATTATTGTTTGTTTAGCTACAGATAAATATGACTTTTACGAAGTGCTACATATGTTAGTAGAAACAGGGAGCATCTAATGTTTTATGAAGAACTAAACTTTATTAAATTTGACCACGCCAAATTGGTAGAAGATGTCAAAAATCATGTATTTCCATTAGGGGCGCAGGTTATTCAAGGAGAAGAATATGAAACACCGGCCTATCACGGTTTTGGCGGATGGTCTATTACTTCTCGTACTGGTGATTGGCGAGATGGTTGGGATTTTTTCCAGAACGATGAAGGAAGGGCAATGGAAGTTTACTTTCCAAAGAACAATAACAACTTCGAAGCCCTCAAGTTTTTCAACATCGCTCACTCCCTAGAACATAAAAACCCTACACAGGCTTGTGTAGGTGAACTTGCATATATTGTTAATCAACTAGAAGACATGGGTATGTATCCCCGTCGTGTGCGTGTAACCTGCCTTAAAGCAGGGTCTAAGTCTTTAGTTCATAGAGATGCTGGTGATGGGGAATATATGGCTCGGCTTCATATCCCTTTGATTACAAACAAAAAATGTGTATTTATTGCCGAGGGGCAGAATTTACATATGGAAGCTGGTAAAGCTATTGTAGTTTGGACTCAGATATGGCATCAGATTCGTAATGATTCCGACCAAGACCGATTCCACCTTTTGATGGATATCTACGATACTAAAGGGCTTACTAAAGAATTTAAGTATGAGAGCAAAATTGAGGAACTAGAAGCCCATGCCCAAACTATGCGTGAAAAGATTGATGAAGCTGTTATTGAGCCTGAGTTACTAGCTAAGTTTGAGGAAGTCCGCCAATCATTTATAACTAGACCAAAGCACGGGGCTTAATATGGCACTTGATCCTATTTCAGCAGCATTAGATATTGGTGGTAAGTTAATTGACCGCCTTTGGCCTGATCCTACTCAAGCGGCAGCAGCTAAACTAGAACTTCTTAAGATGCAACAAGAAGGTGACTTAGCTGTTATGGTTGCCCAGACTGATATTAATAAGATTGAAGCTGGTAGTACTAATCTCTTTGTTGCTGGTTGGAGACCATTTGTAGGTTGGTGTTGCGGTGTAGCCTTTCTATATGCGGCAATTCTTGAGCCATTAGCTAGATTTATTGCCAAGGTATTCTTTACCTATGGTGGCGAATTTCCTATTATTGATACTACATTGACTATGCAGATCCTATTAGGGTTATTGGGTATGGCTGGTTTACGGTCTTGGGATAAAAAGAATGGCGTTGCGTAATGGATAGTAATTTTAATAAGTGCCTAGAACTTTTACTTGTTCACGAAGGAAATTTCGTTAATGACAGTCGAGATAATGGAGGTATGACTAACCTTGGGGTTACTATCAAGACTTGGGAAGAATGGGTTGGGCATCCTGTATCTGAAAAAGAAATGCGTAGACTTACTCCATTGATGGTTACTCCACTCTATAAAAGGAAATACTGGGATGCTTGCCGAGCTAATGAGCTTATATCTGGTCTTGACTACTGCCTTTTTGATGTCGCTGTTAACTCGGGTCCCGGGCGAGCGATTAAGTTATTACAGTCTTGTGTTGGGGCTGAGCCTGATGGCGGTTTTGGTAGCATTACTATGGCTTTAACCAAAAAAATATGTGAAAACCCTGCTGAACTTATTACCCTCTATTGCACAAAACGCCTAGAGTTCTTACAATCATTAAAGTCGTGGCCCACCTTTGGTACTGGCTGGGAAAAGCGTGTAAAAGAAGTACAAGCCAATGCACTTAAGATGTTAGGGTAAACCACTATGCCATTACAAAAATTACAATTTAGACCCGGACTTAACCGTGAAGGTACTGATTACAGCAATGAGGGTGGTTGGTATGACGGCGATAAGATTCGGTTTCGTTCTGGCTTCCCTGAGAAAATTGGTGGCTGGACTCAAGTATCTAATAACACATATGATGGTGTTTGCCGTTCTATTTGGATATGGGCTGATGGTGATGCTGGTGCTGGTGCTCAATACATTGGTGTAGGTACTAATACTCAGTACTACATTTATTTTGGTGGTGTTTATAACGACGTTACTCCAATTGTATATACAAGTAACCTTACAAATCCTTTTGCTACTGTTTCCGGCTCTAAAATAGTTACAGTAACTGATGCTACTTATAACCCTTCTATTAATGACCACGTTAATATTAGCGGTGCTTCAGCCGTAGGCGGACTAACTTTATCGGGTGAATACGTAGTAACTTCTGTACCTACAGGTATAACATATACGATTTTGGCATCTTCTAATGCTTCTACTACTACTACAGGTGGTGGTACACCTACCATTGAATATGAATACCCTGTAGGCTCTAACGTCTATACCATTGGTACGGGTTGGGGCGCTGGGCCTTGGGGTGGGGTCTTTACGCCTATTTTAGCTACTTTAGGTACTAACCCCTTCTCTACTACTAGCGGAAGCGCTGTAGTGCAGGTAACTCAAACAGCGCATGGTTTAGCTACTGGGGCTTGGGTATCCTTTACTGGGGCTACTGCAGTAGCCGGTATTTCTGCAACGATTTTAAATGCTGCATACCAAATTACCAATACAGGTATTAATACGTTCACAATTAACGTAGCTACAATTAATCCAGCATTAACAGCTACTGCTACGACTACAGGTGGCGGTAGTACCGTTGTAGTTTTGGACCAATCGGGAACCTACGGCTGGGGTACAAGTTTTGCTGCTGGTATTGGTCAGCAACTTCGCCTTTGGTCTAATGATAACTACGGTGCTGACCTTGTTTTAGCCCCTCGTGGGGGTCCTATATTCTATTGGGCCGATACTACTGGAGTAAGTACCCGTGCTAAGTATTTAAGCGACATTGCTAATATAACCTCTGAATTTGTAGATGCTTCCACTTTTTCATCGGGAGTGTCAACTATTACGGTTAGTGCGACGTTAGCAGCTAATCTTTACCCATATATGCCTATTACAGGCACAGGTTTGCCTACTGGTACTTATGTAGCAGCTAATTACATAACTAACTCTACTTCCGTCCCTATTAACACAGTAACTACAGCGTCAAGCTCAGGTAACTACACGTATTATTACGCTGGTTCTTTTGTTCCTAAACAAACTTACCAAGTAATTGCCTCGTCGATTCAAGAGTTTATTATTGCTTATGGTGCTAATTCCTACGCACCGGGGAACCCAAATACGGCATTTAACCCACTATTAGTTCGTTGGTCTGACCAAGCAAATGCCTACCAATGGATACCACAATTAACAAATCAATCAGGTGAGTTCACGCTAACTAATGGTTCTTACATTATGGCGGCACGTACTACTCGCCAAGAGATCTTAGTTTGGACTGATTCATGTCTTTATTCACAACAATATCTAGGTGCTCCTTACGTTTGGGGTTTCCAAGTATTAATGGATAACATATCTGTTATGTCCCCTAACTCCATGATTACGGTTAATAACGTGACCTACTGGATGGGACGTGACCGCTTCTATATGTACTCAGGTCGTGTCGAAGTATTACCTTGCTCCCTACGCCAATATATCTTTGCCGATATTAACAATGACCAAGCGTATCAGATATTTGCAGGGGCAAATGAGGCATTTAATGAGGTCTGGTGGTTCTATGTGAGCCAATCTAGTGCAAACACCGTCGTAGATAAATACATTATTTACAACTACTTAGACCGAGTTTGGTACTACGGAACTATGGGACGCACCGCTTGGATGCAAACAGGCACTCAACCATACCCTATTGCAGCAGATTACAACGGACGCTTGCTTTACCATGAGAATGGATGCGATGACGTATCTACAACTGCAACTTTACCTATAGATGCTTATGTACAAAGTTCTGATTTTGATATTGGCGATGGGCACAATTTCGGTTTTGTCTGGAGAATACTTCCTGACGTTAATTTTAACGGTTCTACTACTAACCAGCCAGCGGTAACAATGACGGTTAAACCCCGTCAAAACTCAGGTACCCCTTATGGCGCTGCGGATAACCCACAAGTTCAATCTGCTCAAAATTATACAACGGTTCCCGAATACACAATCCAGCAGTTTGATGGTCAGGTATATACACGTCTTCGTGGTCGTCAAATGTCTTTTAGGATTGAGTCAACTGGTGTTGGTGTAGCTTGGCAGTTAGGTAGTCCACGTATCGACATCAGACCTGATGGACGTAGGTGACATGTATACTGATTCCATAAAACAATGTATACTACAAACTCCAATGTTATATAAGGAGTTTGATATGAAACTAGTAGATCGCACAGGACAGCGTTTTGGGAAGCTTATTGTTATTGAGCAAGCTGGTCGCAATGAATTAAAAAAAGTATTATGGAAGTGCCATTGTGATTGTGGTGGTGAAGTTAATGTTGTTTCTGGTAGTTTAATAACAGGTAATACAACATCATGTGGATGCGTTATTCCTAACTTTAAACATGGTGGTTGGAAAAATGCTTCTTACAATTCTTGGAGAGCCATGATTCGTAGATGTACTAAGCCTGAAGATAAAGACTTCAAACGCTATGGTGCTAAAGGAATATCTGTATTTCCAGAATGGTTAGATTATGCAAAATTTAGGGATGCAATGGGAGAACCCGTTGGATCAGAAACCCTTGATAGGATTGATCCTGCTGGTAACTATGAACCTAACAATGTTAG